GAGTCTGCGGTTTCTACTCTTCACCATTACGAAAAACGAGTAGTTGTCACTACAACCGAGATGGGAAGCTCCGAGACAAATATTTACAAAACGGTTCTGACTCCCCAGTCGTATGTTAACGGATCTTTGGTAAATAACACGCTCCCGACAATATCCGTCCCAATACTTGTAATAGATCAAACCGAAGAAACGACGATAGATGGTTCCGTCATATCAACAAAAACATACCACGTTTTCGTGAGCAATTACGAATATGAGTATGAACTCAATGAACAGAAAAGAAGAGTGAGAATTCCAAAGGTAGAATCAATATCAAGCATCGAAAATGAATTTAGCAGATTGGTAAGCTGATATGTCGTATAACCAAGGTCCAGGGATTGACACAAGTTTCAGTTATACAATACGATCTTTGAGTTTGTATACCAGCGATGGTAATGTTGTAGATCTACGCGCAGTGATGATTTCCCTCGACATATATGAAGATATCTTCTCTGCTACTATGCAGGGAAGTATTGAAATTTCAGATAGCAATGATTTAATTTCAACCTTCAAGATACACGGAAATGAATTTCTTGATATCGAAATCGAAAGATCCACTCTTGAGGAAACATTCAAAAAGACATTTAGAATTTATAAAATATCAGACAGAAAAATAAAAGATGGCGCTCAGAATTATACGATGTATTTTTGCAGTGAAGAATTCTTTCTTTCTTCTCAAATATTACTCTCAAAATCATACAAAGGATTGACAACTGGAGAAATAATCTATGATATCGTATCAAACGTTCTGAAGACCAATCCAAAGAAAATAAATCAGAACCTGTTTGAGACCATTGAAGTGCCAATGGATATAATAATTCCAAGGCTTCAACCCTTCGAAGCAATATATTGGCTTTTATCAAGGTCGTTTGGTACGAATAATTCTTTGTATTTCTTCTATGAGACCAGAGACGGATTCAACCTTTCTTCATATGAAAATTTGCTGAAAAAAACTGTATATTCTGACTATTATCCTAGCGTGAAAATAAACAACCTTCCGGAAGAAAACATCAACTCTTTCACGTTCCTTCAAATACAGGAAGATTTTGATCTCTTTCGATCGGCAAGATTCGGAACGTTTTCTTCGAGACTGTACAATCTAGATATCGTCTCAAAACAGTATCAGAAATTTGATCATAACATATTCCGAAACAAAAGTTCTGGAATTCTAAACAAAGAATTGCCAATGAACAGTTTCAAAAATAGGCTTGGGTTTGATATGTATAATTCGTATGAAGGAATGACCAAGTATGCGATAACCAACGATGCCGATACCACGAGAAATCCAATTCAAGCAAACGAATGGATGGTTAGAAAATTCTCAAGATTGGGGCAGTTGCAGTCGTTTAAAATGATCGGAACAATTCCTGGCGACCCTCTGATGAAAGCCGGGTTAACGATTAACGTGGAATTCCCAAAGCTAAATCCACAAGAAAAAAACAATATAGAAATGAACTCTTTAAGAACTGGAAAATATCTTGTAACGGCTGTGCATCATTCTTACAAGATAAACATTCATTCTACAGTCGTTGAACTTCTTTCCGATAGCGTCAATGACTATATGAACGCTCCAGTAGAATCACCAATATTGAAAAAGTTGAGAGAAGCATGAAACCGACAGATAAAAACTATGCGGGGTTGGATGGATTCGTTTGGTGGATGGGTATCGTAGAATCCAGAAAAGATCCATTAAATCTTGGTAGATGTCAAGTAAGAATTTTTGGTTGGCATACTGAAGATTTGACAGATATTCCAACCGAAGATCTCCCGTGGGCTCATCCAGTATACCCTTTGAACAATAATAACTTTGGCACTCCTCGAGAGTCCGAGATGGTTTTTGGTTTCTTCGCCGATGGAAGAAACGCACAAGTTCCTGTTATGATGGGTGTAATGCCAACTATTCCCACAGAACCGTCCAGAGATGATGTTGGATTTAATGATGTCAGATCTGAAGGTGAATTGACAAGTTCTCCCAAGAAAATACAAGGAATCTCATATGGTTCTGGTCCTGCTAAAATTCAGGAAGCCGAACCACAACGTTATCCGGTTCCGGGAAAGCCAACAATTTCTGGTTTGAGTAGAAATGATTTAGATCAGGGATATCCAACCTATTCTAGAAAGAATCGAGGTTCTGTAAAGATTCCAACGATTAAAGGCGGAAATGTAGCAACACCAAGTCCATCATATGGTCCACAATATCCATATAATAATGTAACCGAAAGTGAATCTGGACATTCATTAGAATTCGATGACACGCCCGGAAAAGAAAGGGTTGAGCTTAATCATAGAACCGGAACATACTTTGAAATTCAGCCCGATGGGACAAAGGTTGAGGAAATAGTCAAAAAGAACTACAAGGTTGTCATGTCAGACGATCACGTTTACATTATGGGAAATGCTATCGTAACAGTTGATTCTGCAACTAGAATTAGAACAAAAGGTGATGTCACTGTTGAAGCTGGAAATAATTTAAATCTAAAAGTAGCTGGAAATATGAGTTTAACCGTTTCTGGTGATCTGGCTATGAAAGCCAAGAACATCAAAATGGAATCTGACCTTTCAAGTTCAATCAAGAGTGGACTGTCTACTGCAATTGATTCAACCCTTGGTACTACCGACCTCAAGGGTTTGTTCGGCGTCAACGTTTCATCCTTGATAGGAATAAACCTCAGAGCAGCTACCATCAATTCGTTGGGTGCTCTGAATTTCGGATCTTTCTCCGCTCCAGTAGCGAATTTTGCACCTCCATCAGGTTTGACTGATATGCTTCCTGATGTTCCAGATACACAGACTCTTTTATCTTCAATATCAAGTACATCTTCAAGTGCTCTTCAATCAACATTATCAAATCTAGATTCATCCAGTTTAGATGGAATGTTGCAAGAAATTACTTCAAATGATTTGAATACAATGATCGATAAACTTGGGGATACATTTGATGCAACCGATCTTGTAGATAAAATGAGTTCTACTGGTATGTCTGGTTTAATCGCTAATGCGGATTCAACGGGCATCAATAATATGCTTGATAATATTGAATCTTTTGGCAGTTCAGGTCTCCAAGACTTCATGAATAAAGTGCCCAATTCAGTAACAGATCTAAAGAATCTTACCGATAAATTAGATGTCAGTAAAGTCGATTCTATCATCAAATCTGTCGATGCAAGCGGAATCAATAAAATAATGAGTCAACTACCAACAGATAAAGTAAAAGAATTAGTTGGAACAATGAATTCTTCTGGTATCAGAACAATGATTGGCGGAATGACTGGCGATTCTTTGATTGATCTTAAATCAAAATTGAATTCTTCGGAATTAGCATCAATTTCAAATCAATTATCTGGTGATCTGAAAGATAAGTTCAATATGACCGTAGATGAGCTCAGAGGTAAATTCAGCCTATCAACTTCGATTGAAGATATTCCAGGCATTTCTGCTATTACTGGAGGTGTAGCAGCAATTACTAGCCAAACCCAACAAATCTTGGATAAGGTTTCCATATCGGCGGGACAACTTGGCGGCGCTATAGAATCTCTCAATAAACTTCCAGAAACGTTGAACTTCAAGCCGGAAGATTTAGCTGGTAGTCTAGGATTCTCTCCAGATGAATTAGCAAACAAACTGAAGATGCCAATTGATTCTATTACTCAGGCAGTTTCTTTACCGACTGTCGATTTCTTTGGAATTCTTGAGGCTTTGGATATTGAAGGAAACTTCTCTATTGGAGATCTAGCCGGATCTTTGTTGTCAATATCTGTTCCAAATCCCGCAGCAATAGCAGGGGATTTGGCGGCTCAAGCGCAATCGCTAGCAACGTCTGCAACATCGGCAATTACATCAACTGCGGATTCATTAGCAAGTTCAATAACATCATCTGCTCAATCTTTAGCAAGTTCGGCAACTTCAGCTACAGATGCTCTGAAATCTTCAATTAACCAAGGAATTGATACGTTGAAAAATACATTCGATTCCGGAAACGACGACACTTCTGTAAGTTAAATAAATAGGTAATAATTCAGGTTAAAAAGATGGCCATAGTTAGAACATACAAAGATTTGGACTTATCTTTCGTGCCTCATCCGGCGACGGAAGATATCAATAAAAAGACAGGAACTTTGGCTATCGTTCAAGCGGTGAAAAATCTTGTACTGTTAAATTATTACGAAAAGCCGTTCCATCCAGAAATTGGGTCGAACGTGAGAAGATTGTTATTTGAACTCGCAACTCCGGCAACAGCTAATTTGTTGTCAAAGGAAATTAAAAACGTACTTTCAAACTTCGAACCGAGAATTAAACTAGAAAACGTATATGTCACGTTAAACGATGATAATAATTCTTTTGACGTCACAATTGTATTTTTCCAAGTAAACGTACCAGAACCGATAACAGTTTCTTTCTACCTGGAAAGACTCAGATAGGATTTCAAGAATGGCATCTAAACTTTCAGTCTCTCAATTAGATTTCGATGGTATTAAATCAAATCTGAAAGAGTATCTCAGGTCTCAATCTGAATTCGATGGTTACGATTTTGAAGGTTCTGCTATGAATATTCTCTTGGATATTCTTGCATACAACACTCATTATAATTCATACTATGCGAATATGATTGCGAATGAGATGTTCCTAGACTCAGCTTCAATTCGAGACTCTGTTGTATCGCACGCTAAACTTCTTGGTTATACGCCAAGATCGACAACCGCAGCGTTGGCTGTCGTTGATTTGGTAATTACCAAGTCGGAATCGGACGATACGACATCATTAACGCTACCAAGATTTACCAAGTTCAATAGTCAATCTCTAGAAGGTCAATCTTTCTTGTTTCTTTCCACGGAAGAAATGGTCTCAAGTAATGTTGGAAGAACATTCACCTTTAGTAACGTAGAAATCAAAGAAGGTTCTCCTGTTTCCTATGTTTTTTCTGTAGACACTCTGCAAAATCCCAAGCAAATATTTGAACTTCCTGACGCTGGGATTGACACTTCAACCCTTGAGGTTGTGGTGCAAAAGTCTCAGACTGAATATGTACAAAGGACTTATACGCTTGCCGAAGACGCAACGGAAGTCAGTTCTTTATCTGAAGTATATTACCTTGAAGAAGGCGTAGATGGTAAGTTTAGAATTTATTTCGGTGATAATGTATTTGGTAAAAAGTTGGATTCTGGCAATATAATTATCGTATCCGGTATTGCAACAAACGGATCTTCAGCCAATGGAATTAAGAAGTTCAGATTGGCTTCTTCTTTGATTTCTGGTGCAACTTATTCTGTCACAACAGTTTCAAGTTCTTCTTCCGGTAGCGAGCGAGAAGATACCGACAGAATCAAATTCTCGGCACCAAAAAGTTTCATTTCTAATAACAGAGCAGTGACGAAGAATGATTACATCACTCTGATAAACAAGAAGTATCCATACTTTGATGCAGTCAATGTTTGGGGTGGAGATGAGAATAATCCTCCAGAATATGGAAAAGTATTCATTACTGCAAAGCCAAAACTTGGTTTCGAGATTACGAAGACTGAAAAGGAATACATTATCAACGAGGTTATCAAACCAATAGGTATGATGACGGTCACTCCAGAATTCGTTGACGTCGATTACAATTATCTTCTATTGTCTATTCGTACAGCATATGATCCCAGAATGACTACTAGAACTTCTGGCGAAATAAGCACATTGGTGAAAAATGCTACTTACGCATATTCAAATACAGATCTGAACACTTTTAATTCTTCTTTTAAACTTTCAAAATTACTGAGAAGGATCGATGATTCAGAAAAATCTATTCAATATTCTACGGCGGACGTATATCTACAGAAGAGATTCGTTTTCGATCTCTACAGAACACAATCATATGTCCTAAAATTTGGCACTTCTTTGAAAAGAAGCTCAACCCCAAAAGACAGGATGTACAGCACTCCCGGATTTATTCTTGATGATCGTAACGGCATAGAAAGGACTTGCTTTTACGAAGAAGTTCCGGATTCTTTTTCAGGAGTTGAATCTGTTGAAGTAACGAGTCCCGGTTCTGGATATACGTCAACTCCAATATTAGAAGTTGTTGGAGATGGTGTTGGTGCTCTGGCAGAAGCCGTTATCGTCAACGGCAGATTCAAAGAAGTCAGAATAACCCAACCCGGATCTGGTTATACTATAGCGACAATCAACATCAT